TCAGCAACGTTGTTAAAGATAGAATCGGCAGTTGACTCACCAAGTTTTTGGTTTAGTGCAACGTTCTTCTCTATCTGCTCATTGAGCTTGGTCTCCATTTCATCAAGTTTGTCCACCATGTTTTCTAGGACATCATATTTGTCGTCAGGTAAAGTTACATAATGTTCTTCAAAAAGATTTTTCATGCCTGCCATGAATGATTCAGTCATTTCAGTCTTGATTCCTTTCTCGACTGCAATGGCATTTTCTTCCATCCATTCTTGAGCGACATATTCGAGGTATGCGTCAGTTCTCTCAGTAAGTTCAACCTTAATGGTTTCTACTTCCTCAGTTAACTTAGTAGCGTACTCTTCGTTTAGTTGATTCTCGATATCAGTGATCTTTGCGTTGATAGAAGCTTCAAAGATAACCTTTGCCTTTTCTTTAAACTCTTCGGATAAATCCTCACCAGATAGAAGTGCGTTAACATCTTCTTCGATGGCGGAGTTTAGATCGACTTTCTCCTCTTCAGCTACTACCTCTTCACCCTCTTTAACGGGCTCTTCGGCAACAACTTCTTGTGATTCGTCGGCTTCTGCCTCTTCGGCATACTTAGGTGCAGTTGGCATTGGATCAGCTTTCCCAGCGTTTTTAGTGATCACGTCTTTAACTTGCTTAATAGTACCAGTTGGTGTCTTAAGCATGTTACTGTTGTCATCAGGCTTCGAGTTCTCAGGTGTAGGGCCACCAAGATCTTCAACAGCACCTTGACCATCAGGAACGTAATTTGGTGTGGTTGGCATAGGATCTCCCTTTCCAGCTCCACTGTTTACAGCGGTTTTAGATTGCTGTGTCTTTACTTCCATTTCTTGTAAATCTCCACGAGACATTTTGAACTCTCCGTCTATTAAACGTGTTAGATATCGTATAATCTATGTTTATTTATTAAATCAAAGATTTGATAAGAAGTTTTGGAAGATTTCCAACTTCTTCTCGTCAAGTTGACCTTGATCTACTAATTTATTTATAGTTTTTTGGTTCTTCTCAATAGTGGCCTCTACTACCTTCTCAGGTTCAGCAACTGCAAGTGCAGGGTGAGTCATAGTTTTTTCTTCTACAACTTTAACTACAGATTGTTTTGCCTTTAAGATTCCAGCTTCCCAGATCCAATCAACTCCCTCCATGATCCCATTGACGAAAGCGTCAGGGGCAGAAGGATCTGCAACTATATCAGCTGCAGTTGCAAGCATGAAGTCTTCACCAACAACTTTATACCCTTCGCTGGTGTCCTTCAAACTTCCCATACCTCTTGATGATACTCCAAGAGTTACACCATCATCTAATAATGATTGTGCAATTTTACCCATTGGTGTATTGAGGATTTGTGCTTTACCTACAAAATTAGTTCCCTCTTTGTGGAGGTCTACAATCTTGTGAGAAACTCTGTCAAGATTAACCGTGGGGCCTTCGGGGTGTCCTAACTCACCAAGAGCACGACCCTTACCAACAAATGCTTCGTTATATCTGTTGACCTCTTTCTCAAGAGTCTCTACAGGATAAAAACGACCATTCCTGTTCTTAAGGTTTCCTTGTAAAAAGATTCCCTCAATAAACATATTCTTCTTACCGTCTTTTTCTTCGATAAGAACCTTGGCGGTTTCGATTTCTTCTGTAATGAGTTTCATGTTAAGCCTCAGGTTTTTCTACTTCCTCATCATCAGGTGCATCTACTTCAGCAGTAGGTGCTTCAACTTCCGCTGTATCCTCAACGGAACTAGGTGTACCATCAGCTTCTGCTTCTGGTTCATCCGCAACCTCTGTTTCTGGTTCATTTAGGTAGGGATTAGGCCCACCAAACATGTCAGCAGTAACAGCTGGTGTTACAGTATTAATGTTCTCTTGTGACTTAGCATAAAGGATCTCTTTGATCTTATCATGCACATCAGCCTGAGCATCATTAGCTGCAATCATGTCAATTAAATCATTATCCATAACGGTTAATATAGAATAGGATTACTTAATATTTATATTTCTCCACCTTTGGGCATTTCTGGCGCCTCTGTGGCACTACCATCAATCTCCCCTTCAACTGGAGCTCCCATACCCATAGGGTCAGGATTCATTGCCCCGCCTGGAAGTTGCTCTGGGTGAACACCCATTTCTAACTGTTGTATTTCCATTGGATCTGCAATGATACCAGCTTTTATTTCTTTATCCATCTGTTTGTCTATTTCTATAATCTCTTCATCCTTCTGTTTTAGAATATGTCTTCTTACATAATCAGCAGAGTAATACTTTCCAACGTAAGGATCGATAGCAGCAACAACTCCTAATCTCTCATTCATCAGTTCAGCTTCTTTTAATTCTGCAAAATGATTATCATAGACGTAATCATATTGAATATGATCGGATAATACTTCCCAATCTTCTGGTGTGACAATATTTTTTAGAATTAACTGAGTCTTCAACATATCGTTGAACAGTTGTGAGAATCTCTTTCTCATTCTGCCAACAAACTTAGTGAATTTTATCTCATCTCTTAGTATTTCAGATGATCTACCTAAGTTAAATCCGTCACCTGATCCAGCAATACGAGACTCTGGAACTCCTAACGAACGGTATAATTTCTTTTGGAAGTACTCGATGTCGCTAAGTTCTCCAAGATTCTGTCCACCTGGCAACGTAGTGATTTCAGTACCTCTTCCACCTTCACGTCGGGGGAGCCAGAAGTCTTCGAGCATGGACATGTGTTTTCTGTCATCTCTAATTTCTCCTGTTGATGCGTTGTATACTAGTTTGTTTCTATAACGGTTCATCACCTCTTTAAGGTATTGTTCCGCTTTGATCTTCGGTAAGTTACCGACATCAATATAGAATATTCTTCTTTCTGGAGCACGAGAAAGTCTGTATATAACCAGACTATCTTCAATCATTCTAAGTTGATTGAGTGCCTTGATTGACTTATGTAAGTAAGAAAGAATAGTTTGTTTATTTCTGTCAACTAAACCTGAGTGACAGAATGTGATGGCATCTGGTGCGATCTTTACTGGTCTCTGTTTAGTAGAGAAAGGAGTTTGACCAATAGCACCTAGAGCATTTTTACTATTAGTTGCGCTAGGGTCATACTGATAATACTCTTCTATCTCAGGACTCTCTATATCTGTTGGCTGTCTTGCGTTGATCTGTGATATAGCACCCTTTAAAGTAGGATCTGTTTTTAATTTTCTTACTAACTTAATTTTAAGTGGGTCAATATATCTAACTTCTTTAAGACCTTCCTCTGGTCTTTTTATGTCTATTACTTTATGGTAAAAAATTCTACCATCAATATACCAATTCCTTAATATCTCATGACACTTCTCATCGAAGTTCATGATTTCTTTTATTGATTTAAACTCTTCTCTAATTAATTCTTTAAGCTTCGCAGATGCTGGAAGATTCTCCAAATCGATTTCGACAGGAGAATCATTCTGATCCGAAACTATTGCTTCGTTTATTATATCTTCAATGGCAGAGTCCACTTCTGGATGTAATGCCATCTCTCTATATCTTTTTATTAACTCAAACTCAGACTTAAATACACCATCTATATCTACATACTGGCCATAAAACCCACTCGAAACGTAATAGTCCGATGAATCCTCCTGATTCTGAGGAACAGGAGAGACGACGCTTTTTGCATTTTCGTCGTCTTTCTCTATTTTAAAACCAAATAATTTAGCCATTAACTCACTACTACTGGGCTGTCCCAGTTATTTATCATTCTATTATAACACAAATATTATGTTATGTCTATTGATTCTGGTTATATCCTGTTAAGAAGGATTGTGTATCTTCCCCTCTATAAGCATCCCACCACTGGACTTGTAGATCCACTGTAAACTCTTCGACTGAATCCGATTGATCGTATGACAGTTCGATTGCACTTACGTTTGTTGGGAATATTCCGTGGAACTTATATGTTTTTAGAACAGGTATATCAGAGTTAGCAGTAATTGCTTTCTGAAGTTTACCAGTGCTATCACCGATATAGTTCTCAGGAGTTTTATAGTTAGGTTGACCATTGATAGCATCTCTACCTAACTGGTAGACGTATGCATTTGTTTGATAATCAACAGGTGAAACTTCTCCAGTAGCATTATCTACACGGTTGATTCTATTCATCCATGCTTCAAATGCGTTTCTTAATCTGAATGTAGTATCATTGATAACTGTAATTGTCCAGATATCAAATGTTCTGTCTCCAGCAATCTTGAGGTTTCTACCTCTGAATGGAATATCAATAACATTAATATTCGATGCTGGTAAGTTTGCGGCCTTAACCATAAACCTAGTGTCTAGGGCAAGTTCTTCGTTAGAGATCTCTGTTGCTAAACCTTCTGGGTAAACTAGTTTTACCTCGAACAGGTTAGGACGAGCACCTCCACCAACCAACCTAGACCTAAATGAGTCTATGGTTCTTTGATTGACCTTCGGTAAATTAGATGGCATTTTCTTTAAGTCCTCTCCGTGACGTATTTAGTAAAATTAAACAGATCCAATCACTTCATCAAAGCTGATGCCAGTTCTTGTAGCAACAAAGGTTAGACCGATGAAGTTTATAGAACGTGCAGGCTTCACGAAGATGTCTGCCTTGAAGGTATTTGAATCAATAACATCAGGTGTGTTATTTGACTCATCACAAATGACTACGAATTCGGAAATACCTCTCTTAGCCTGTACATCACGAAGATATGGTTCAACAATATTCACAAAAGCAGTTCTTGTGAGATCATCATTAAATTCAAACAACTGTGATCTTGCAGCTCTTTCAATTGTTCCCTCGATTGTTAAGAACAAACGGCGAACATTGATTCTGTCGAACGCAGATGCTTCTTTCTGTGCAGTCTTATCACCAAATAGTACAAGACCAGCGCCAGGTGAGAATACCACAGGGTTAATTCTCTTAGGATAAAGCATATCCCTCTGAGCTTGAGATGGGTTGTAAGCAATCTTAACTGCATTGTTGATCGTTCCTCTAGTTGCACCAGCTGGTGAGAACCAAGGGAATGACTGAATAGATGTTCTTGCCATCAATCCAGCAATATCACCATTAAGAGGAATGTATCTAAATGTATTGTTGAATCTATCAAATGTATACTTATAACCTGAGTCGAATACAGCATAAGAACTGGATGTCAAACTCTCAAAGAATGAGATAATATTTGAAGTTTGTTGATCTGAGTTAGTTAAACCAACAACACCTGACCTGTAAGGTGAGATACATGCAATGCAATCCTTACGAGTAGTTGCAATTTGGATAAGTTTGTTTGCCTTAGCCTGTGCCTCGTAAATTGAATCTCCACCAGATGGCCCTTGGATTAGATAGTTGACTGAGTACTCAGCAGGGTTATCTAATACTGTGTAAGAAGAAATAATATCTCCTAATGCACACTTATATGAACCAACGGAACCATAATCATTTCCGTTTGCAAGTGAGTATGTATTTGGGCCAGCACCGTTGAATGTTTTTCCTTGTGCTTCAGATCCCCATGTACCACTAGAGTCTACGGTATATCCACTTAACATGGTATACTTAAGACCGATACCAGTCTGTGCAGCACCAACAAATGCGTACTGTGAGAAGTTTGCAAGGTAGTTCTTGTAGAAGATATCTGTGCTTGGAGATATCTTAGCATCAAGTGCCTTTGATAATCCAACCCATTTCTCTACAATCGCACCAGCAGTACCTGTTACAGATCCTGTATCGTCTACGATTAAAACATGAAATTCATCATACTTAGAATCTCTTTGTTTAGCATATTCGGTTGTACTTGGCGGTTCTGCAATTTGATTCCAGAAGATTGTACTATTCGTAAGTCCAAGAGTCTGTTGATTGTACCAATCTTTAACAGTATTTCCTTCTCTTAGGTAAAGTCCACTACCAATACCAGACATAATAATGAAGTCTGTATTCGCAAATGCAACAGTTGATGCAGCATTCATAATGATTCTCTGAGTTCCTCCGCCTGGAACATCAGTAACATCAGCAGTGTATGTACCGTTGAGTGATTTGATTTGGTCGCCAGGAGCAACTTTTAATCCACTAAGATCTGAACCGAAATGTATTTCAGTAGAACCAATACCGATTGCAGCTTGGAATCTTGTTCTTTCAATTCTCTGAGATACTCCAGAGTTATTGAAGATCTGATAACGGTTTGGTTGGTTTGTACTTGCAGGGGAACTAAAGTATTCGCTGTAGATACCTACATCGTAACCTTGGAAAGAATTAGTTGAAGAACCTTCTTCATAGTCTATTGCCTCCCAAACATCAGTTGAAACGTTATGTTTTGCAATAACCTTAACATCGATCATTCCTCCGTGATGAACGTCTGTAATGATACCCTTAATGTATCCAGTTTCAATACCGACAGTTCCATCTGACTTTGCAATACTAGTTGAGAAACCAGCAGTAATAGCGAAACCTACTTGTAGACCATCAGTACCAATAGCAATTCTCTGATCTGCTTTTGCATCAATTGTACAAATCTTTAAACCATTTGCCCAAGAGCCAGGGTTTCTTGCAGCGTAGAACCAGTTAGTATCTGTTGAACGATTATTGTAATAATCCTCAGATGACTTAACTGATAGGTTAGTAATCGCAACACCCACAGGTGCGTTAGCGTTAGATAAGTTTGTATTATTCGTTCTTAATACTCTTAATACTCCACCGTATGATAAGAATGAAGATGCAGACATCCAATACTCATACTGTCCGTCAGCAGAGTATGGTTTACCAAACGTTTCAAGTAAGTCGGCCTCTGTTTCGATTAAGACTGGTTCATTAACAGGTCCTTTTGCAAAAGGTCCTGCAATAGCTCCAACCTGATCGTTGATACCGTCTATTCTTCCTACGGTTAGGTCTACCTCTCTTACCTTAACGCCTGGAGATACTAGATTAAGCGCCATGTTAGTGTTCCTCGAAGATCTCAGTTGTTTTCTCTGTTATTATTTAGAAATAAGTACTTTTTCACTGGGGAAACAGTACATGAACCCCCTACCAGTCTGGATATACGTCTGTTTTATTATTCTTTCTTTTAGTTTTAACTCTACTAATTGTACATGACTTACATTCATATGAATATGAAGACGGCTTTTCCCCTCTACTTTTCCTAGTAAGGTAAAATCCCTCTGTCAGTGGGTATGTTTTGTTGCAAACCCTACATTTTCTCTCATGTAAAAACAGAACTGGATCATCTAATTCCATCAGAGGTAATCCCACATGTATGATCTGTCACCATATTCGTCCACATGCCATCTATCTCCATCTGTATCTACAAATGATGTCTCCTCATTTACTCCATCAGATATAAAACCAAATGGTGCCATGTCTGCTTCAATCTGATCTCTTTGATCGTCATACACTCTTTTTCTTATATCATCATCTGTCATCTCTTTGAAATAATCTTGCATCACCAGCCATGAAAATATTACCAAACACATAGCGAGATCATCATTACACCCCTCCTCAGCCTCGAATGAGTTTGATTTTTCAATAAAGGTTGTGAGTTCTGCAATGATATTGTAATCTTTGACTATCAATTTATCTGTCTCTATTAGGGTCTTGAGGTTGAGTGACCCTATCTTTTTGACAGTCTTAGACATCTTGACTCCTAGTTGCACCTTACTACCAGAGAATCCTTGACCTAATACTTGTCCAGCTCTACCTCTTACAGCAGTCATCAAAACATTTTCATATTCCATGTCATAGAATAATATAGATGCAATCTGATCTCCAATATCATTTACCTCACACAAAACATATGCATTGTTATATGCTTTAGCAAAATCTAAAATGACATTTGGAAACAACATTGGTTTGATGGTGTTGTTTCTGTATTTGGCAACAACTTTATATGGAAACTCTGTTGTATCGAAGACAATAAAGGCAGAGTAATCCTTTTCTACTCCTCTTGCAACATCAACTGTGATTGAATAATTATGTTTATCCACTGGGTTTTCGTATATCTCTCCGCCTCTCTTACCACGATTGATTGGTTCATCATATACCATAGTTTTTAACTTGGCTGGTGATATTAATGTATCAACAGATCCTAAGAACTCACACTCAAACTCAACACGGAACTGTGCTTCGGATGTGTTCTTGATCGTCTGTTCTTTCCAAGCCTCATCTCTGCCTGGCACTTCTGACCAGTGAACGTCTGTGGTGACGTATTCGTTTCTACCTAGTTCTGCATCATGCCACAGTCGGTAAAAATGATTCATACCACGAGGGGTAGAAACAATAATTACCTTAGTAGACTTACCAGAACTAATAGTAGGATATACACTACTAAAGAAATCATCTGCTAAATGGTTGGCAACGAACGCAAATTCGTCTAAGAATATGATGTTAAATGACATACCCCGAACGGCAGATGCGGAGGTTGATGCAGCAATGATCTTGGATTTGTTTTCCAATTCCATAGATCCCTTGTTCCATGCAATGATACCCTGTTGCATCCACTTGGGTAAGTTCTCATATGCAATCTGTAATCTACCTAGTAGATCTCTTGCAGTCTGAGCTTTGTTTGCAAGTATACCTATAGTTACACTATCATTGAAGATGGCATAGTGTAAAAGATATGATACCACAGTCGTTGACTTACCTGACTGTCTAGGCATCTTACAAATATTAAATCTGTTATTATGGAAATTATTAACTAACTTTTCTTGAAAGTCATACATCTTGAAAGGCACTAGACCTTCATCCAAGTTGATGATCTTTACATACTTCTGTGCAAAATATACAGGGTCTTGAGCACATTTTAAAAACTCAGTAACTTGTTTCTTTGTAAAGTTCTGAGCAACGTTTGCTTTTTTTAGATTAGGGTTTCCAAGGTATTGTTCATGCTGTACCATGATCTATCAGGGGTCAATTACTAATAACGGCTTTGTTGGGTCTTTATCACTAGGCATAAAATAGATTACTTTAGCGCCTGGATATATTTTCTCCAATTCAAATTGAACATTCTTCTTCAATGGCCTTGCCCTTTGAGGAAAAAACATTTGAAGCATTTTGGTCTGTCCTCTGAATATAAAAGTTATGGTATATGTCGCACCATACTTATTCAGTCTATCCCAATTTTCTTCTCTTAGTGTTCTGAATCTTTTCATATTATTATTTATTCTTCTTCATAGTGTCTTTCAACATCTTTTGCAAATCAGATGTGCTTCCCACAAACAAAGAATTGTTAGTGACATTAGTTGTTTTACTATCTTTTACTTCATCAATATCTTTCATTTTCTTTTGTAGATCTATGAGTTTGTCTGCTGTGTCTGCAACGTGTTTAATAAGTTGACCAGCAACCTCATATGCTCTTGCAGAATCAGATTGTTGTGCAACATCTAATGCACCATCCACTGCCTCTTGACCCTTTTCTACTAAGGAATATAACTGAGCTCTACTATATTCATAGTCTTTTGTGACATCTTCTTTACCAGACTTTATATTTTTAGGATTAGTTTTTGTAGGTTTATTGACAGGAGCCTTCATAATCTCAGCACCTCTATCGATGTCGAGACTATCATCTATCTCATCAAATGTTTCGTCTTCAATCATAACTCAGAATCCCTCCCTTGACTACTACTCCATATGTTACCATCACCAAAATCAGTGCGAGTTACACCGAATCCAAAGTCATCACCCTCAATAATTTGAGTGTCATCCTGTACAGTAATTCGATGTACGAACACATCAGTATCATGTGGTTTAACAATGCTTCCATATTGAGCTCTCTTCACTTTTATTCTATTACCTGTTATAGAACTAATTAACATTTTCTCTTCATCTATCTGAATATAATCGCCCTTTCTAAATGCAATGGCAGTATTGACATTGAATTCTGTTTTGATTGTGTCAAATGCCTCTGTTGTTTTTGCAGCACCATCTTGATCATAGTCTTTAATAGCAACTGGTGTAGCTGTATATCTTTGTTGTCTAGGTGCAGTTTTGATAGATGAAGTGTCGCTGTAGTAATCTGCCTGTACCTGTTTAATAAGTCCAGAAGTTCCCTCACTACTATTATTGATTGGGCCAAATAGATATGTTTTACATGTGAAGTTCAGAGTGTATATCAATGCTCTTCTGGTAAGAAAATCATCTTCATAATTATCTTCCATCTGGATTGTCTCCAGAGTAATTGGCATATCCCTTTTTTCTCCAATAATATCTACAAGATCTATCGTTAGATTAAATGCTGGTTGAAAATATGGTAGTATCTGTTCTAATATTTGTATCGCATCTTCATTCAACTTAGATAGAATACTAAGTTGCATATTAATATTGTAAGGCACAGGCATAAAAGCCTTGACCATCTTATTTGTTTTTTTGTTAACAGACTTAAATGTCTGCATTGTAGAGACTTTTCTAGTTGCATCATAATTCATACCCATGACTTCAAAAGACATTCTAGGTAAAGTTAATGTAGTACCTACACCATCCTGATAATCTCTACCCTGTTCTACTCTCGCTAAGAACTTTTGTTGTGGGCCATAAGATATGGGAACTTTGATAACACTTACTGTCTTACCACCACTGGTATGTTGAATCTCAATGTTATTAAACAAGGTTCCGAAAGACACGATTGTCTTACGGATGATCTCATGATAGAAATGATTTGTTAACATAATATTACCACCTTATGAAACTATTTAGAATTCCCCAAAAGGATTTGTTTCTGAGAAATCAATAATTGTATCTGCCTCAGACTCAATTTCGTCGTTTCCAGCAAAAGCAATATCAAATTCAGAGTCAACTGATAAGATTCTATAACTTGCTCCAGCACCTACAACAACTTCACCTATTTGGAAATTGCCAGTGGGTATTGATACTTTAAGAATATTATCTCTAGTATTCCAATGAGAAACAAATGCCTCTGTACCACTATCAAGACCTCTGACGGTTTCATTTGTTTCAAACTCACCAAAGGAATTAGATGTAACAGAAGATATTGATACCACAGCCGCAGTGTTAGTGTAACCAGCACCAGCATTACTGTATCTAATTTGTGAAACAGTCCCTCCGACTGCAACTGCCTCTGCTTGTGCGTTCATCAACAGAGGTATTGTTTCATTGGATTGTTGTATATAGACGGAAGTGATACCAACCGTAGGAGTAAATGAATATCCAAGTCCACCAGTGGTAATTCCTATAGGCCCTAGTACAGCCTCTGAAATGACAGCAGTTGCAACAGCGACTGTATTTGTAGATGTTGGAGATCCTCCAGTGAATACAACTTGTGGAGGCATGGTGTATCCTGTGCCTGGATTTGTTAATAATATTCTGTCCACTGACTGATTAGGAACACCAGATCTACTTGTCATAATTGCAACAGCAGTCGCTTGAATTCCTGTTGATGGTTGATCAATAGTCATAATTGGAACTGAGGTATATCCCCATCCCTCATATGTTATTTGTAATGCAGAAACTTCTCTTGCATCGTTAGTTGTAACACTGACTATTGGATGTTCGTTATCTAACTTACGAACAAATGATGCTGTAGTTAAAGTTTGTATATCAGTTTCTTGTGATGTTTCTGAACTAGGAACTTGTGTGGCACTAGCGTTTCTCATAGCATTGTCACCAGTCAGATTAAGGGTGATATGATCTAAGAAACCTTCCCATGATGCAGTTTGACTAGGAATAAATCCTTGACCTGAAGTATCAGCACCAAGCTTCAGGAGATCACCAGCAAAGAACATGATTGGGTTTGCTGTATTAAGAGTGTTACTTACAGTTCCATTTACAGATATTGTTGCATCAGTGTTATATTGTTCGACTCTAATGAAGTTCCATGCATTTAGAATCAATCCAGTAGTGTTCTCAATAGATCCAGAACCAGAAGCAAATACTATGTTACCTGTTTCTCTGTAATATATCTTAAATCTATCAGTCCACATAATTGTTCCACCATTTACTGCTGGATCAAACTTAGTAGGATATAACCAGAAACTCAATACTAGCCTACCATTACCACTATCTCTAGAATCTACATTACTGGTAAATGCAAAATTAGCACCGATTACATCAGTGGTTGCAGTATGATGTAGAGAATTATTTCCGAACTTTATCTGAGATGAGGTAGTTTTATTTGGCGGTGTAAAACTTACTGAAGGTGTAGATAGATAATTAGATCCACTAGCTGTTAGAGTTACGGTATCAATACCACCTTCTGCAATGGTTACAGTACCAGTTGCTCGATTACCTTGATTTGGTTTGAATATTGTTACGGTTGGAACTCCTCTGTAGTTACCTCCATCAAACATAGGCACACGTTGTACAGATTTAACTCCAGCAAATGTAGATGCAAGAGATACATATGCCACTGCATTTTGAGATGTATCTCTCTCCATCTGTAAAGTAACAACTTGTCCACTGGTTGATCCAACAATATCATCAACCTCAACTCCTTCCTTGTCAGTCAAACCATCAGGTAGATCAATAACCTCATCTTCTGGCTCAAAGATCTCACATCTAAACTCATACATGAACAGGTCATTGAGTTGGTAGAATGGTACTTTCCTTTCGATATATTTGATTTCAAATAAGGCATTATCCAAAGGCAAGTAAATCAAGTCACCTTCATTTGGAGTCTGAGCATTCAACCTATCCTCCGCTGGATATAATTTTAGGAATGGAGTTATGAAGTCGTCATATCTTTCTTTAGAAACAATTAGAGTAACCTCATCTTGAGCTCTGACACCAAACTTAGACAGTACATCAGAAGGAGTTCCAAATCCATCTACATTTCCAAGATAAGCTTCTAATCTAAAACTATCATCAAATTTAGACGCAGTTATTTCCCTGATAACAGTATTCCTGTTAACAATTTTTCTAGGCAAATAAAGGATATCTTGACCGAACAACGTTAAGTGTTCGTTCACCAAGTCTTGAACTAGTCTTTGTTCACTTGGAGATCCATTTAAAAAGAAGGGTGATAAAGGCATTATCCAACAAAGTCTAGTGGTGGCATTGCATATTCTTGCATTAACTTCTCATCGAGTTTTTCTAACTCCATGACAGCATCATCATATATTTGTCTACCATTAAGTTCTAATCCGCCAGGCAATTTCACACCAGTAAATTTAATGAGATTCTGTCCCCATTGTTTTTTTATTAAAGATGTGGTATACTGTTTAAGCCAGTGATCATTATAAACAGCGTTCTCGCTTTGAGGATCAACAATTCTGAAACAGTCTATGATTATAAAGTGATCATTAGTAAGTTCATTTATGTTAATATCCATGTATAGTCTACTATTCTTCTTATTAAATCTTATCTGAACATCAGGATTAAGCATGTAATCTAGAGTTTCTAAGTATGATTTTACCATACCGTAGTTGAGTAAATCAATTGCCCCGTAGTAGTATAAATCATTAAGGAAGATCTGATACTTAAGATTGAACATACCAGCCGATATGGTTGATGAGTCCATTTTAAATATTTTGTTAACTCCTATAATACTATCTGGTAAAGGTAAATACTTTGCAGTTTCTGTATAGTCTACTGAAGAAAGACCCCCTGCTGTACTAGTACCAGTGGTAGTCGCCATAGTTCCTTTCATGGCTTCTTTCTCTGCTTCAGTAAATTTATGTTTTAAGAATACTCTATCAATTCCCTCACCATGTCTTTCATGAAACAATTGAATGGCATCGTCAATGAGATCATCAATTTGATCATCATCCACATTGATTTCTAGAACGGGCTTTCCGAGTTTCCTGAGAGCATATTCTTTTAAATCATCTTTACTACTAGGTTTTGCCATTCCCTTTACACATAAGTCTCCGAAGTATTTAGTTATATGAAAAAGTATTTTATTAATGAAGAAGAAACCTTTGCAATCAGTGATGAGTTGGGAGCAAGAGTAGAACTCATGGGATGGCAAGAATTTCCCATAGTTTATATTGATAATTTTTACAAGAATCCAGATAAGGTAAGGAATCTTGCACTCAGATGCCCAGGCACAAACAATCCTAGAATATGTGGAGGAGTGCCTGGAGTTAGGGTGGATATGAATATGAATCTAGATCATATGCATGATGTATGGAAGCAAATTGCAAAGAATGTATATGCATTATCAATGAAAGAAGATCCTCAATTTGATCAGGCATGTCTACAAGTTCCATTCTCCGTCAACGTAACTCAATCAAAAGACAGAGTTAGGATTCCTCATGTAGATGTACCACCAGAAACTAATGGTAGAGGATGGGCTGGACTGATATATCTTAATAAACCTAAAGAATGTAAAGGTGGCACTGGATTTTATACATATAAAGGGCAACAAGTTAATCCTAGACAGGAAGGAATTTGGGATAATGAATTTGTTGATGATAGTGTAGGGCCATGGGACTTAATACACTTAGCAGAAATGAAATATAATAGAATGATTATGTACCCTGACAATATTCTTCATGGTGCATATGACAAGCCAGGATACTTTGAAGATGATCTTTACAGATTAGTTCAGACATTCTTCATACCTCTACATTTTTTCTAATGATTATTCTTACAGGTTATAAAGGTTTTATAGGTCAAGCATTTGAAAAGAAACTAGATCCAGAAAATCTTTACAGAGTTGAACAAAGTGGTGCTTTTGATTTCTTAAATCAATATGATAAGTGGGATGAGGTAGAGATGATTCTACATCAAGGAGCTATATCGAGCACAACAGAAACAGATGTAAATAAAATTCACAAGTATAACGTGGAGTTCTCTATTGCACTGTTTGAGAAAGCAATAGAATATTCCATCCCAGTCAAATATGCCTCATCTGCATCTGTGTATGGTAAGATTCATAGTGACTTTGGATATTTAAAGAAGACTATCAATCCACTAAACTTCTATGCACTATCAAAAGCAACTGTAGATTACTGGGTATTGGATAATATGGATAGGTTTGAACAAGTGCAAGGATTTAGATACTTTAATGTATATGGAGAAGGCGAAGAACATAAAGGAGATCAAGCAAGTCCAATTAGTAAGTTCACTAAACAAGCTAAAGAAACTAAGGTAATTAAAATATTTGAAGACTCTGAATATGCCTTTAGAGATTTTGTTTGTGTGGATGATGTAGTAGATGTCGTCCTAGATAATACGGCAGGGAGCGGCATCTATGATGTTGGGACTGGCAATCCTATCTCATTTCTTGAGATTGCAGAATTGATTGCCAAAAAAGAAGGGGCGGAGATTGAAGTAATCCCCTTCCCCAAACATCTAGAAGGTAAGTATCAAGAATATACATGTGCAGATACCTCATGGTATCCACATGATTATGCAGAAGTCAAAGCATATCTCCACCTATAATTCTATGTGAATCTGAATCAGAATGTTCTGTACTGAACTCAAACAATTCAGTATCTTCTAATGCAAACATACGATGTTTCAGACCAATAGGCACATGAAACTTATCACCTCTATTCAATATTGTTATATCTGCCTTTTCTATATCCATATCCCAGCCGTGGTATAATTTTATTTTACCACTCTGTATAAAAAATACTTCGTCTTTTAATTTATGATAGTGCCATGAACACTGTTTATCCTTTGCAATAAACAAAAGTTTACCGCAATATTTTTCGCAATTTGCAATCCATTTTTCATATCCCCATCCCTTCGGCACATACTTGATCGGCTCTGCCGCACGAGCATTACGAGGTCTTCTACTGGGCCCTAAAGAAGTCATCAGAATTCACTCCCTTGTCATCAATAAAGAAATCAGCATGTGGTTTACCCAATATCAATGAATGATATTTACATCCCCAATCTTTAAGTTGTTTTTCTGTAAGATCAAATAATAGAATAGATGCCTTTGCACTTGCATCTGGATCATCACCAAATCGACCCATACCCCTAGCGGTAAAGTAAGTGATATTATGACCTTCATCATACAACTTATTTATCGTAGCAATCCGATCCCACCATGGCATCGCCTTGTGGTAATCCCTACCCACAGTAGGACTACAAATAGTACCATCAATATCTACACAGTATCTCATTCTTCTTCTTCTACCTCTTCCATTTCCAAACTTTCAATAGCGTCAACAGGAACTTCATGTTCGCCAATTCTATACATGTGTTCTTTTTTTCCTGACTTGTAACTCTCAAGAAAACCAAGATATTCTATATCTTTACATTTATTTTCACGCAGCCATGCCTGCAATCTATGATGCATTAAATCTGCTGAACTAATTCCTTTCATTTCCTCCTCCGTATAATGATTCAATATCATTTTTGTTTAGATAATAGGCGCCAGGATGTGTGACGGATATTGCTGCAGCTCTATTTGCTAAATCAATAGACTTCTGCATGTTTTTTGTTTTTAAAAATTCGTAGACTAGAGCTGCCATAAAGGTATCTCCAGCACCACATACATCGAATACTTTGACTACCTGTGGTAGAAATTTCATACCTGACCACATAGCACCAGCACTTCCCAAAGTGACAATAAGATGAGAAGCGTTAGGTAGATGGTCTTTGTCCAAAAGATCATATTCTTTCTTGTTTATTTTCCAGAATACATTATCTTTGTGAAAAAGTCTACGTTTCTTAGTGTCTACGAACACTGGTCTGTTAAAATTATTACACAGATGCCACAAATCATCATCATTAATGTATCCTTTGTCATAATCTGAAATA